ATTTCACTAGTTGAAAGAGTATTATATACATTATCTGTATACATTTTTGCTGCTTCTGCTTGTTGATGTTTTTTAGATTCTTGATCTGCTAACTGTCTTGCAATTACAGATTCTTGCATCTTATCTAACTTAGGTTTAAATTGATTAGCTTTCTGTTCTAATTTACCCATGTCAGACCAATCTTCAATTTCAGATTCAATTTCTTCTGTAGTACCAAAATTGGTAGCATAAAGATATTGTCTTGCAATTTCTGCTTGATCATACTCATCAGATGGATCTAAAGATCTCATTTCTTCAACTTGAGCAAGAGTTCTAAATAATCCTTTCAAGTCAGTTCCACCATCTGCAACATATTTTGCTGCATATTGTAGTTCTTCTGGAAGTGCATTAAAGAATTCTCTTGGAGTATCTGCTCTGATTTTATTCTCTCTTTCTTGGAAGTTAGCTTCAAACAATTCTCTAAAATCTTTTGTGGTGTATTCCTCTAAGGGTTTATCATCATCAAAAGGAACTAGAGCACCTTCTTCAATCATCTTAGTTGCTAACTCAGCAAGACCAGATTTATCTACTTTAGGTCTTCCCTTATTACCTGCTTCTTCTTCCTGAGTAATTAATTCATTGAGTTCATTTATTGTTTCCTCAACTTCTAATTTTTTTTCAGGAGTATCATCAGATTTATCAGTCTTGTCAAAGAACGTCATATCTACTGTATTGTCATTAGCAAATACAGTTTTATGTTTATTATCTTCTTTATCATCCGGTAACATAACATTTTCTGCTCCCGGCATTCCAAAAAGATCATCAATGTTAATGTCTACCTGTCCTACCGTTGTAGTGTCAAGTACCTGAGCTTCCTCAGGATTTTTGTTGGTTTCTTCCATCTGTGTTGGTTTTGTTTATACTATAATATACAAATAAACTTCTTAAATTTAAAATACCCTTGATAAAAATTTTGCCTTATATGGCTAACTAGGTATTTTTATTTGCATTCTTGTCATATTTGTTTTTATTTTCTCTTGCAATTTCAAGTTGTTTATCTGCTATTTCTCTTTGAACTTGTAACTTTTCTCTTTCAATTTGATTCTTTTTATCATCTTGAACTGATCTATTAGTTTCTTTTTCTCTCTGTAATTGAGTTTGTTCTTGATATTGTTCAGTCTCTTTAATATCTTGCATTGCATCTCTAAAGTCTGACTGTTTGTTTTCATTGAGGTCAACCATAGAACCATAACCTGCAGATCTAATTTCTGCAACAAGGATATCTCTTTGTCTATCTTTTTCTTTTTCAAGAGCTTCTGCATCAAGTTTCATTTTCTCATTTTGTTGTTGAGCCTGAAGTTGTTGTTCTTGCATTTGTTGTTGTTGTTGCATCTCTTGTTGTTTGAGTTGCTGTTGTTTTTGTTCAGATTCTTTAAGAGCATGATTAAGTTGTGCAATTGAATCTGACTGAACAACTTTACCAAGATCATAAATAGATGCTCCTGTTGTATTGTTTTGTAATGCCATTGATTTTAACTGTTCAAGTATTGCTCTATGATTTGCAGTAGTTGTGCAGAAAATATTTAAGTCTCTCATTAACAAATCAGTACCATTCATTTCAAAATTAACATTTTCATCTGCAGAAGTCATATATGATAATCTAACAGATGGGTTTGTAGAATGATAATACTGTGCTAGATCTGTACGCATTTGGTGTACCCTAGGCATTAGATAATCACAGTGTTGGATAAAGAATACCTCTGTCTGTGCATAAGATGCTGAGGCGGCTTGTTCTACCCCTGTAGCAGTCATTTGTGATAACTGTTGTCCCATCCTTTGTGGATTAACACCAATTACTTCATATGCTTGTTGTTTAAAGTGATTAGCCAATTGAATTCTTGACATTAATCTTTCTGTCTGAGATAGATCTAATTTTTGGAAATGTTGAAAGTTAAGTGCATTCTCTGTATTTGATATTGAAGTATCAAGTGGTAGCATTTGGAAATTCTTCATTGCAACATATGCCTTAGCATAATTTCCTTTACCCCAATCTTCTCCAAGTGAATGTTTAGGTAATGTGTTTTGATCCAACATAATAATAGTTCCTAACTCATCTACTAAGATGTCTGCAATCTGATTGTTTACAATGTTGTATCCAATTTGATATGGTTTCATTAAATCAAGTAGTGCAGTAGACTTAGTATTTCTATCAGAAAATACTGCTCCCTCTACAGGAAGTTTACAACCATATAATGTATTGTCCCCTTTAAATTGAAACTTAAGAGCACCAATTTTATTTTTATTGATACCAATATACATAGGAGCAAACCCAGCTGGATTATTCATACCCCAATATGATGGAATATTTGGTCCAATTTTTACACCGCCCCATACTTCATTAATCCAGATCCAATCAATATGTTCACCATATACAAGATTCTCTTTTGCTTTATTTTTATATAAACGAGTATCGTATTGTGGTTTAACAGTTACCTTATAGTTTTCATCAATAATGTCAGTAATGATTTCTCCACTTTCTTCAATTTTTGTAAGGTGTCCAACTTTTCTTTGTGACTTCCAGTATACTGTACTAACTCGTAATAAGTATGCAACACCTTGATCAATATAGTCTTCTCCTTCTGATAAAATTTGTTTCACAATATCTCCTCCATCATATACAGTACCAGCCATTGCTGAAGTATATTGTCTAAATGCAAGTGAAGGCATATCAGTATTCCAATCATGTGATTTAGTAGCATCATAAAAAGAACCATCATTCTGCATACCACCAATAGTGTATCCTGCAGATCTGATAGGATAAATAGCTTCTAATGCAGCAAGTTGATCTTCATTCATTAGATAACCATATCTATCAACCACATCTGCTGCAGTTAACATGTCTGTTTTACCTACCCAGTTAGCTTGAGAAATATATCTTGCATCCGGAGATTTATGATAAAATGTAATAGCCGGATTCCAAAGTTCAACTTCATAATCATCTTCCATCATACGGAAATGCCAGAACTCTCTGTCTGTAATTAACATATCACGGAATCCTCTTTCTTCTAATTGGTCCATTGCAAATCTTTCAACATCTACTTTATGTTGATGTGTTGCCCATTCTTCAACCATTGATCTATAATCCTTTTTAAAATATCCTTCTATTTCTGGAAGTGATTTTAAATTTTCAGTAGATAATTGTTGTTTTGCTTCTTCTGAATTAGGATCTAAACCTTGTTCTAGTAATGCAGCTTGTATTTTAACTGCTGCTGATTGTAATAAAACTTCTTCAATTGATGATCTTTTTTGTTCTAATAACTCATTATAAGAAAAGTCATCAATAGCTCTATATGTTAACTTAGTAGATCTCTTAGCAAATTCAGCTACTAAAACATTAATAACATTTGGAATAATTGGATAAAACTTTAACTCTAATGCTGATGCATCTTCTCTAGTTAATGTTTCAACTATATCTCGCATCTCATTGTTTTCCTCAACAATATAGTCTGATCTATCAATAAGACCTTTTGCAAGTTTATAATTTTTCATTAACCTGCGAGCATTTCTACGGATCTGTCTAATCCCTTGCCACTCTAACCAGTCAAGATTCCATGCAGCCCATGCTTCATCCTTATCTTTACTAGGGATAAATTGCAATGGTTGAGTAATACTACCTATTCTATTATATTCAGCTTTTGCTCCTTTTTTTAATTGGAGGGCATTATATACTTGCATATCTTCTATTTAATATTTTTAAATGCAGATCTTTTAAATTGACCACCACCTAATTTATTATGACCACCTCCCATGTGACGGAAAGGACTTCTATTTAATTTAAACAAATTTTCTGACTTTTGCAAGTTTTTAGCTGCATCATCCATAATTACTCTTTTAGCATAACCCCTGTTTGATTGTTGTATTCTCATGAATGCAACAAGAGCACAAAATGAAACCAATCTATCCACATTGACACCTGCTGCATATTCTCTCATTTCTGTAAGTAACATAGGATCTGGTATTCTTTCTATACCGTACTTTGTACGTACAATTGTACCATCTGTTTTAGTCTCTAAATCCAATTCTTCTTTAGTATACTCTATGGCATAGTTAAGAAGATGTTGTTTAAACAATGTTCCCGTATTTTTCCAACCATACTCTTGAAATACATTAGCATTAGAACCTAGATCTTTTAAGAACATAATCTGACTCTTAGGTACTAGAAATCTTTGTTTCTTCCTAGAAATCATATACTGGATAAATAAAGAAATGTTATTCTCAATTACTGTCCAGGCATTATACCATTCTATAATTAACTCTAGCCTCTGGTGTGTTTTGTTAAGGTCATCAAACCTACCACACCAAGCAGCTACAATCTTATCTGGTTCTATATATGTTTCAGTTTCAGTACCTGTAACTTTAGTTACTTCAACTGGTGCTTTCATTACATAAATAGAACATAATGATTCTGAGGTAGTTGTTTTACCTTCTGATACAGGGTCAATTGATGCATAATACTGACCAAAGGTTGGATCTTTAATTGGTCTTTCCCATACAACTAATACTCCTGTTTTATCTTCTGTCTTTTTAGTAATTGGAAATTCTTTAATAGGTTGTCTATTTGATGTTTTAACAGATGGTCTACCATTTTCATCAGTAGATATATCTAAAAACTCATATGCATATTCTTTCTCTTCAATTCTTCTAGACTGTGCAGCAATAAGATGTGGTGGAAATACAGATATAGATCTATGTGCAAATGCTTCTTCAATATTTCTAGGATGCTGAGATATTCTTAACTGGTAATCTTCTGGTGATAATTCTTTTTTCCATTTTTCAAATTGATCATCTAAAGCTTTTAATGCTTCTTCTACAAGTGAATTACCATAATCATCTATGTAAGGAGGCATTGACCATTGCTCAGGAATAAACAAACCTGACAAACCTTCAGTACCTTTTGCATCAATAAGATTAGTTTCTACTGCATAAATATCTTTTGACATAGGATTAAGAATCATATCTCTTAATGGATTACATTGAGATAAATCCCCTACTGATCCTGCAGCAATAAACATTCCGGTAGTAATCATACCAGATCTCATAGCAGGTCTCATGTACTCATATGTCTGATCCATCTTAGGTGCAATTCCTGCCTCTTCATGAAAAAAGTATTTTACCGGACCCCCTACACCATTTGTAGGATCTTTCTCAAATGACATGCCCTGCATAGTACCCTTTAGACCCACTTCTGTTTTTCTGTCCCCTTTTCTTACTTCAATCTTTTGCTGCCACATTAAGACTTTGTCTGGAGACATTGGACGGTACCATGCAGTGTGTTCATTCAAGAATGCAGCATATTCCGACATGAACTTCCAAGAACCTTTCTCATTGATATAATCTTTGAGACTAGCACCCATCTTTAAAGTTACACCAGCTTCAAACCAAAGTTGATTAAGTAACTTAGAGATGTGGAAGTATGAGGATGCTATCTGACGTTTCTTCAGAATAGCAGAATGTTTATAGTTAAGTTCAGCAAGTAATTCATATAGTGCCATATGATATTGTGCATCTCTAATTTTTGCAAAGTCAAACTTCTGTTGTTCTTTATCAAAGATAGGTAAGAAGTTTAACCACATGTAGTAGTCTCTAGTAATATACCATTTCTTATCTTTGTTGATATAAAAGACTCCTTTCCTACATTTGTTTTTTTGATCATCCCAATAAGATATAAAGTCTTTTGATCTAAATGGTGCAATGCAATAAATATTTTGATCTCTAAATTTTACAGCTTCTTGATTAAATAAGAAACTTGTTTCATCAAATTCATACTTTCCTGGTTCAGAAAATATGTTTGCTATTGAACCTGAAAACTCTTCTCTTGAATTAAAAGAAACTGTAGTCCATGTTCCATTATCCCAACAGGGAATATCTTGATATATTTCACTCATAGTTATTGATCATAAGCCATACCAATTCCACCACGCACTTTACTAGATTGTTCATCTTGAAGATCTTTGTACACACCCTTAAATGATGCTCTAATCTGGTCAAAGTTTTTGGCTGCAGCAACTAGTGAATTAATATTACCATCTCTACCGGCAGTAATCTGTGTAGTTTCCATATATCTAGCTAATCTATCTAACATAGATGCCATACCTTTGTATGCTCTAGATGTAGGAGTTTCATACATTCTTCTACAAAACTCTAATGCTTTATAGATATCATCATCTTCTGGTGAAAATTCTGCTTCTATTTCTTTTAATATAAGATCTTCTTTGTCTATATCAGGTGTATGAAAAAAAGGATTCATATCTGGATTAGGACATGTCATGTAGAATATATACAGATAAATCTTAAGGTGATCTTCTGGATAGTTATCCATTACATCTTTCAAAGCTTTTAGTGTGTAACAATGTTCTGTGGGTACTACTATTCCATTTTGAACATCAAATAGTCTCGTTATCATAAGAAGGGATTTTCAACTTTTGGTTTAGACTCTATGCCTAATATATTTTTTAAACCATCAATAAAACCTAAAGCTAAATAATGTTGATAGTATAAGAGATGATCATTTTTACAAACAATAAAGCCTTCTGGTAAATATTCATCTGGGTTTTTAGGATCATCATAACCTTTAGTTTTATTTTTTAAAGGTTTGAGATAGCATAACAACTTTCCTTTGTATCTAAATAATACAATACCTTTATAAGCTAATATTTTATCACGGCCTGGATAATTTGCATTATAATGTCTTACTTCATAAAATTTCATATCATTTCTTTTTTACTGGGTGATCTTTAATATAATGTAGTATAGAAATAACCTCATCAATTAGATAAGGTATCTTCATTGGAATAACTTCTTTTACAATCGGATCTCCATTATGATCTTTCTTAACTATAGGATATCCATATTCATCTTGTGATTCAGTTTCAAATAGAATATGATGTAAATATATATTTCCTGGTTGAAGTTTAGGGTTATGCTTTAATATAATATACATATAAATACTCAACTGTAAAGCATAGTGATTAAAGTTACAGTCATCTAAATGATCAATAGGAGATAACATTTTTTCACTCTGACCTTCCCAGTTTACATAAGATTCTTTTTTAATTTCTTTATTAGTCTTGTAGTCAATGATATTTACTTTACCATTGACTACTTCTACTAAATCCGATTGTCCACAGATACCTGTAGACTTAAGATAAACCATATGTTCTGGATACACGCCTGGATCTAATTTTTGTGAAGGTGCTGTTTTAATTCCATTATGTTCCTGCATTGGAACAAAAATTGGAACAATTGTACCTTCTATTGAAAGAGATGATAATGAACATAGGTCTGCCTCTCTTTGATTATGATAGTAGGTACCCATGGTTAAAGCTCTTTCAGATTCTGCTTCCCATATCTCTAAGATTATTTTTGGTTCAATGCCATACCATTTGGACTTCTTATTTTTAGTAACTTTTTCTGATACTTTTTTAGCATCAAATGGTTTCTTAAAATTAGATACAAGAGTAGTAACACTAATCCAACTTATCCCTTCATCATAGATACTTTTATAACTATGGTCTTTTGCATTAAATACTATACTCATAACTATGCATTTTCTATAATTGAATCAGCTAATGTCTTAGATGCTTCATCTTCTGACATTAACATCTTGCGGATATTAGCAACCTCATCTTTATCAAACTTGCCTTCAAGACCAAGTATCTTTAGTCTTAATAGTTTTTC